GAGCAAACCAGTAATCCGTGACGCCTACGAGGTGGAGAAAGGTGACGAGATCACTGCCATGGCTCATGGCCACTTCGTTATCCGGATTGACGGCATGAACGTGTTTTTTACCGCAAACGAGCAGGTAATGCCGGGTGACTTCATTATTTGGCAAAGCGTCGATGATGTTTACCACTGCAACCGGGAAGTCTTCGAGGAGAAGTACGGTCCAGTCACCGAGAAAGGTAAGACGCTGCACAACAGCGACGTATCCGGCGCCAAAAAGAACGTGAAGGACATCAAGGTTGTCGGTAACGGCGATCTGTTCCAGCTTTTGTGCAAGGCTTCCAGTGACGCCGAAGGTTGGATGAAATCCACCAAGGCTATGGAAACTGGTACAGGGTGCGTGGTTCAGGTAACCACCCAACAACGTAATCCGGATGGCTCGTATTCGGTGGCAGAAGCTCTGTCCTTTGTCCCAGGCGTCTGGATCATGCCAGATGGTAATAGTGGGAAGCATCTGACACCTATGACGTAACGGGCTTGGGGGCTACGCCCCCTGCCCTTACACCCAACCGTTTGCGCGGAAGCGATCCTGTTGGTAATCCTGCTGTATCCCGTACCCGCTCAACTCCAGCTTCTGAGCGGCCATCTCGTATTTCTGCGCGTAGTTGTTACCCTCATGAAATTCCTGGTTCATGCCCACAGGGTTGAATACCCGACTGGCGATGAAGAATATCAGCGCTTCCAGGTGCGTGTAGGGGAGATCAACCTCGACCGCACTGGGTACCTCATAACGGGCCTCCTGCCCGATTTCCGGGTGCTTGGCACGGTAGAACACCTGCAACATGTGGACGTCTTTCTCGATCTGCAAATCCTTGGGAATATCCAGGGTCTTGTAGTTTGGCGTGTGCAGTGACTCCGGATCGTTCAGCAGGTTCAACAGGTATTCGTTGTCTGCCAGATCCCGCACGCTCTCAATCCGTAACAGATCGGGGGATGTCAGCACATAGCTGTATTGTTCCGGAACCAGATTGATCACTTCCATCTGTTCTTTCAGCAGGAACCGGCCATGCAGTACATTCAGTCCCATATTCAAATGCGTGATGATGTTGCCTACCTTATCTTTGGGCAGGGCACCATTTTCCATCTCACCCATAAACGCGGTACGTAACTCACCCGCCGTTAATTGATCCAGTACCGTTTGTAAATTCATATACATACTCCAGTTACACTACGTAGGAACTCAGCGGGCTGCCGGTGTCGTCTTCGTCGTCCATTTCCCAGATACCGCTGGTGTCTCTCTGGCTCAGCTCACCGGTCTCTGTCGGCTTCCAGGGCTTCAGCACGGCCAACTGTGAGATGGTATCAATGAAGTCATCGTGCTTGCTGCGAAACCCTGAGCGTGACGCCAGGGACAGTTCATTCTTGGCTTCCAGGATTTCCGGTGAGTGCTTCAGCTCAATCGGGAAGAACATCTTGTGGGCCTTGAACCAGGGCACCACCACGTTAAACCGCTCCAGCTTATTGGTGATCGGCCGCAGGCCAGGATCACCACTGTTGTTCTCAGAGGCCAGGGGGAAATAGATATTCCGGGTCATCATCTCGCCCATGATCCAGGCGATGAACCCGCCCTGCTGACCACTGACCTCGATGCCGACCGACTGCGGCCGGTACTGCTGCGCCAGCCTGAACAGGTCATCCACGTTCTTGTCCATGAGCTGGCGTTTGCAGACCCCGTCCACCCACAACCAGTCGCCGTTGTTGTTGTAGGCCCAGACGCTGATCACCGAGAAATCCGCCTTCTGCTTCTCGCTGGTGGCAAAGTCCGTGGTGATGTAGAAGTTGAACAAAGGCATCCGCCCCAGCACACTGCCCCGGCGATACCAGCCCATGTCGCTGTCCTGGATCAGGCGATCCTCGTCGGACATGATCCGCAGCATCAGCTCCTGGTTAAAGGTCTCGACCTTCCCCAGCTTCATCGCCTTCTCATACTGGTGCTTGACGTACTCGTAGGTGAACCGGTCAGGCCAACTGCCGCGGAACTCCTCCTTGGTACACGGGAAGCGTTCACAGACCGGGAACACGTTGACCGCCCAGGCACCCGAACCTACCGCCTTATACAAGGGGTCTTTCGCGTTAAACGGGGTACCACTCCAGATGATCAGGTTCTTGGTCGGATGCAGGGCGTAATCCACCGCCTTGTACACGGTGTCCTCCACGGCGGCTATGACGGTCGCTGACCGGGCATCCTCATCCGAGATCAAGTCATCCAGGATGGCCAACTGAGGCCGCTTGCCCATCTCCTTGGCACCCCGGACACCGGTCTTGGCACCGTATCCTTTGACGATAAAGATCTTGCCATCGGCGTTGTGGAACTCCCAGCGGATGTCCGTGAACCGGGTAAGCGGTACATACTCTTGGAGGAAGTCGGAGGCGTCCCAACGGAACTCCAGGTTCTTCCGCATGTTCTTGACCCCGTTCTCAATGGAGTCGGACACGTACAGAGCCAGGTCGATCCGGCCAAAGCCGGGGATCTCGCCATAGGTGGCGATGTACAGAAACAGGTACTCACCCATCAGGGTGGTCTTGGCCACGCCCCGGTGACACAGGTTAATGATCCGCCGGCCACCGTCGGTGATCGTATCGAGCATGTAGTAGTGGACAAGCGGTGTCTGGTTCTCTTCCCCCTCGGCCCCATTGACCAGCTTGATGAACGTCACGAACCCCAGTGCAAAGTCACTGGGTACGTAGTCCGCAGGTACGTTGTAGTCCATCTGGTTCAGGTAATCGTCTACCTGTAGCTCCAGCTCGTCGAACGCTTCCTGTACGCCTGATTCAATGGCTCCCATTAAGTAGGCTCCCCAAAGTACGTCACGTCAGCTTTAGGGGCGACAGAGGCCATCAGGTTGATCAGGTCTTTGTTACCCGCCACCTGGTTGGGTACCTGGATCGTCTCTGGCACCTCACCCCGGAAAGTAAGCCGGATGCGCTCAATACAGGGATCGTCGTCACGCCCATAGGTGTACAGGTTCTCCTTACGCTTGGCCCCGGATGCGAATGTCAGGAAGAGATACTCGGTATTGAACTTCATACCTCCTCTCCTGTGCTGTTATCCACAGTGACACGGGTGTGCGCGACTTCTTGTGCGTTCATGGAACCGGACTCAATCATCCGTCTCTGCTGGGCCACCAGTTCCATGGTGGACTCACGCAGGGCCTGGATAGAGCTGTCCTGCTTCACACCAATGTCCAACTCAACCTTCTGGGTCTCAGGCTGCTTGAGGTGCGTCATGATGGAATTGGCAGCGTCTGAGCGAACCTTCTCGGACTTGGCGGTGGTCATCAGCTTGGCCTGGGTATTAAGGGCCCGCTGATACAAGTCCTGGTTCAGAATCCACATCGGCGTCAGCGTCTGCTCAAGGATCAGGTTAACCAGCTTCGACTTGTTGTAAGAGGTCACGTAACTGGCCATGTCCTTCGGCGCCACACCCCGGTGAGTCCAGTCCTGAATCTTGTCGGGGAAGGTCAAACTGAACGCGGACATATTGGTTTTGTCACGGAGCTTGTGACTCACATATTTAACCGCATCAATGTACGAGGTAATCTTGAACCGGCCATCCTGCATAACATTGGCGTAACTGAGCAGATTCTCCCGATACGCTTCACACATATCCGGATCCGTCATTAACAAGTTGACCTTATCAATAACTTCCTGGCTTACATTCTTCTTCAACTTATCCGGTAACGCCTTCTTAAAGTCGTCCGCTGATATTGCACTCATACATACTCCACAGTGCGAGTTACTATATCGGCCGACTATAGAAGACTTAATTATTTAATGTAGAGAAAAAAAAACCCTACATCAGTAGGGCCAAAGGTAAACAGCGAGACTTATTACTATAAACGTATCAAGGCCAACTATAAAAGAAAGGACGTACATCGAGTGCCCACGAATTCTTTTCATCCAGCAACCCCATCATTTGGCGGAAGGCGTCTCGGGAGTCCATGACAGAATTGCTCAAGTTATTCTTACGATCGCGGGTAATGGCGTAACGCAAACCAGGGCCAATACACCCAGCAACATCCATCGGCCAATTAGCCGGGTGCAGCATACAATACTCTCGATTGGGTACACCGGTTACTTCCCAACCCTCGGTAAACTCACCACCACTGGTTTGTTTAACAATAGGCGAGTGACGCTTCTCTAAATAATAAACACCAGGCGGGATACAGGACTTGAAGGGTTCGTTGTTATTCCAAGGTTGTTCCACCGTGAAGTATTCTTCACCCGTAGGGAACTTCCACTTACCAAAGGTTCCATCTGAACCATGGTTAAACCGTTCCAATATAATAATGTTACTCATAACTCCCCACGACATGCGTTGAATGAAGCAACACATATAACAACATTATATTATTTATTCAGGGAATTATAGATAAGAACGATTCGCAACAACGAGTTATCGAGATTGGTCAAATTTTGATCAGCAACTTTTTCAGAATCACGATAATTGGGGACGAGTGTATTATCTGACTGTCAAAGGCCAAAACCTAAAACCACCCCCGGGGGGTCTAAATCTCAGGTGCCTGGCCGCACCCTACCCCACTACACGTCACCACCAACTACAGGCTTCGCTTGAGTTATGGGATTCCCCTTCAACTATCCACATCTACGGAGTATCAACCATGTTCTCAGCACTCAGCCAAATCTGGGCAGCACTATCAGCACTCTTCTCCGCAGTAGAGAGAAGCGCACTCGCCCTCGATCACCTCGCCCGTTCAGGTGAAGAAGCAGCCCGCGACTATGCCAATGACGCAGCCGCAGAGCGTGCCGCTCATCGCATCACACCCGAGTAACTCAGGCTCCCTTCGGGGAGTCTAGTTCTTTTCTACACAGCATCCCAATGCTACTACCAAGGCCTACACATCACGGCCTACACAACACTACGGAGAGCTAGATAGCTTGCATGAAAGACCGAGAGGCGTTCATCACACTCTCATACCACCACACTCAAGCACACTCATCATCCACTGCATAGAGAGCTGAGGGTTCGAGAGACGGGTCAAGTTAGGGATTAAGTTAACATTACTCACTCCATAGTCCCTCATCCGATACCTTATCTCCATCATCACCCAATCCGATATATACCCGATACACTGACTGTTAATTGCTTCGCTTGAGTAGTGATACTTCTTAAACCATTGGAGTTACCTATGTCTGTTGAACTACTTGAGAACTGTGATACCTACATACTCAACGGGATCAAAGTTATAACCCAGTGTCAGTTTGATGCTGTCACTGGTTCTGCTCACTTAGACTGGGATGAGAGTTGTGGGCTTCTTCAGGACTTCTTGGCTAACAACCCTGAAGTCTGTTACTACGCAGCTCCTGCTGAAGACTTCTCTCTAGTCCGTGCCGCCAACATTGCCATATCCAAAGGCTGTGAATACGTCATCGCTGACAACCTCTCTTAATCTGGAGTAACCATGTCTATTGTCCGGAACAACCTGATGACTCGGCCCAACTACTCACCGTATTGCGGTAACGACAAGTGCCTGACAATGCCTCGCACAACCTTCAACGGTGAACAGTTCACCTGTCATCGGTGTGGTTGGGAGTCGCAGTTTCCTGCTGAGTTCATTCAAGAATACAAAACCAAATGGGGTAAGGAGTAAGTCATGGCTGTACTGAACAAATCCCGTAGTGGTATCCCAGTGGGTGCCGTGTACATCGGTCGCGGATCTAAGTGGGGCAACCCGTTTGTGATTCCGCGTGATGGCAACAGAGATGAGGTCTGCGAGAAGCATGAAGCCATGCTGGCCTCACAGATCGACAGTGGCACCATCACTATTAAGGAGCTTGCTGCACTCGATGGTAAGGACTTGGTGTGTTTCTGTGCGCCTCTGCGGTGCCATGGGCATACGTTAGAGCGTGCCATTGCTTGGGCTGTTGAACAGTCCCAGTAACCCTATTCATTCGCTTGGTCACATCCGTGACCAGGCTCACTACTATTGGAGAACACCCATGACTTATACATACCTGAAGCATGACTTCTCACCGATGGTTACATACTTCGGACAGA